GGTTGTACTAGAGGTCATAGTCAAAGAACAAATGAGTAGAGAGTTGTATAAAGACTTGTTTAACTCAGCTCCACCTAAAGAAACTGGTACTTCTGCTGATGGTAATGAAAAAGAATTAAGTCTATACACTTCAGTTAGACGTGTAGGTGACAAGATAAAAGTAAGACAAGAAGTAAACGATAAGAGAATTCCTGATACAGAATCTGAGTATCCTTTAGATAAGACACCTTGGTTAGCCTTAAGGTATAATGCTATTGATGGTGAGGACTATGGACGTGGTTTTGTAGAGGAGTACTTAGGTGATCTTAAGACAGTAGAAGGATTAAGCAAAGCTATCATTGAGGGTACAGCTGCTGCTGCTAAGGTGTTGTTCTTAGTTAAACCTAATGGTACAACTAAGATGCGTACTATAAGTAACGCACCTAACCTAGCTGTTAGACAAGGTAATAAAGATGATGTCACTGTAGTACAAGTAGAGAAGTTCAGTGATTTCAGAGTAGCAAGAGAGACAATGGAAGGTGTAGAGCGTAGACTAGCTGCTGCCTTCTTGTTAAACCAAAGTGTACAAAGGGATGCTGAGAGAGTAACCGCTGAAGAGATTAGGTTTCTAGCTAATGAACTAGAGACTAGCTTAGGTGGTATCTATAGTCTTCTTTCACATGAACTTCAGTTACCACTAGTCAAAAGAATTATAGCAGTACTAGAAAGAGAGAAGAAGTTACCTAAGTTGCCTGAAGGCACAGTAGAACCTGTGATTATCACTGGGTTTGAAGCACTAGGTAGAGGTAATGATGCCAACAAGCTGGCTACTTTTCTTCAGACTGCTACACAAATCTTAGGGCCAGAAGCTGTACTAGGATATACTAATGCTAGTGACGTTCTTAAACGTCTAGGAGTAGGCTTTGGTATAGACATGAAGGGACTCATTAAGAGTGAGGAACAAGTACAACAAGAGAGACAACAAGCCCAACAAGCACAACAACAAGCAGAGATGATGAAAGCTGCTACACCCAATGCTGTTACACAGGGTGGTGAAATGATTAGACAAGGAGCACAACAAGGTGAGCAGAATTAAAGATACAAATAAGAAAGAGCAAGTTAAAGAAAAAGATAAAATAGCTAGGTCTGTTACAAGTAAGGCAGAGCTAAAGGATGTTGAAGTAGTTAGTAAAGTATTAGAGCAGAAGCCTGAAGTTAGAACACATGGTTCTCTCCCATCAACGTACACTAAGATACAACTACGCAATGGGACAATTAAAGAAACTTATGGAGAACGATATGGCAAACCAACTGACGGTTGATAGTGAGCAAGTAGATGTAAGTGCTGAAGAAGCACACAATCAAGAGATGATGGACTTGGTGGAAGAGAAAGAAATTACTCCACCAGGAATGGAACCTCAAGATAAGTTTGGTGGTGACTATGACAAACTTATGCAGAGCTATCAAGAACTAGAAAAGAAATTAGGTCAACCTGCACAGCCAGAAATAGAAGCTGTAGAGTCAGACCTTAGTATACCTCAGACTCCTGAAGTAGCAGAAGGTGCATTTGATATGGCTGCTTTACAACAGGAATATATGTCTACTGGTTCTTTAACAGATAACAGTTATAAACAACTAGAAGATGCAGGTATCAGTAGAGAGTATGCTGATACATACATTGCAGGAGTCAAAGCATTGGGTGAACAAATAGGTAACAATGTTAAAGCTTCTGTAGGTGGTGATGCTGAGTATAGCAACATGGTTGAATGGGCTAAGGCTAACTATAACCAAGATCAAATACAAGCTTACGATAGAGCTGTAAATAGTGGTGATGTTAATACTGCTATCATGGCAGCTAAAGGTTTACGTTCTGATTATACCAACACAGCTGGTAGTGAAGGCAAGACTTATGGAGGCACTCAAGCTGAACCTGAGGGTTCAGGTGATGTCTTTAGGTCTAATGCTGAAGTAACTGCTGCTATGAAAGACCCAAGGTATGAGTATGATACTGCTTATAGGCAGGACGTACTTAATAAATTAGAACAATCAGATATCTTCTCTCAAGGGAGATTATAGGTAGTACTGCTATAAAGTATTTAAACAAGTAAACAAAAGCCAGCTGCGGTTGATAACTTTTAGTTGAAAGTTAGAGAAAAGTATAGCTCATTATGTTAGATACTTTTTATTAATTAAAACTAGGAGAACAGTATGTCAGTTACGAATACTACTGCACCCGTCCTTACTATGACACGGACAGGTCAAGCAAATTCTACTGGTGATTCCTCTGCATTATTTCTTAAAGTATATGCGGGTGAAGTATTGACTGCTTTTGAGCAAGCCTCAGTCACGATGGACAAGCACGTTATCCGATCTATTAGTTCGGGTATCTCTGCACAGTTTCCTCTAGTATGGAAAACTGCTGCTACTGAATATGCTTACATCAATGGCTCAGGTGATACGGGAACCACTGGTATTGAATTGGATGGTACGATCATCCACAAAAATGAGAAGGTCATCTCTATTGATGGTCTGCTTATTGCTGATCACTTTGTGAACAACCTTGATGAGGCTATGTCTCACTTTGAGGTACGTTCTATTTATGCTAAGGAAGCTGGTATTGCCTTGGGTACGCAATGGGATCAAAATGTTATGCAACAAGGAGTACTAGGAGCACGTTCAGCTACGTTGGTTAGTGGTGGTAATGGTGGTTCTGTACTTACTAATGCTTCTTATGGTACGTCTGGTGCTACGTTAGGTAGTGGTCTGTTTGATGCTGCTGAACAACTAGATGAGAACAATGTACCTGAGAGTGATAGGTATATGTATGTAAGACCTGCTCAGTATTATCTCATGGCTGAGACTACTGACCTTATCAATCGTGATTGGGGTGGAAGAGGAGTCTATGCAGAAGGTGAAGTAATGAAGGTAGCTGGTGTTCACATTGTGAAGACTAATAACCTACCTATTAGTAACATTAGTTCAGCTCAAGTGACAGCACATGATGGTAATTTCAGTACGACTAAAGCACTCGTTATGCACAAGTCATCTGTAGCTACTGTTAAGTTGTTGAACCTTGCAGTTGAAACTGAATACAGCATTAAGAATCAGGGTTGGATCATTGTAGCTAAGTATGCAATGGGACACGGATTTATCCGTCCTGAAGGTTGTGTTGAATTTAAAACCTCATAAATTAAAGGAGACAGATTATGGTTGATATTGCTGCTGTAGCTGATCCTTTAGCGGTCGCTGCTCAAACAGTTACTAATGTATCATTGCATACGGTGTATGCTGATAACGCTACCGTTGGTACATCTTATGAGTTAATGACAAACCTCAATGCTGACATTACTCAGCTAGGTACAGCTGGAGATGGTATAGAAGTTGTCGGTGGTGATGCTGCTGACGATGGTGCTCCTGCTGGAACTGGTGCTCATACTGTAAAGGTCAAAGGATTGGATACTTCTTTTAATATTAAAGAAGCTAACATGACTTTGAATGGCACAGGTATTGTTGAGCAGGGTGATACAGATTGGACTTTTGTTAACGAAGCGTACATCACAGCTGCTGGTTCTGGTTTGGCTGCTGCTGGAACGCTAACTTTCTCCAATGATGCTGCTGGAAATAACATGGCTCTCATAGAAGCAGGAGACTATGGTATTCATAATTGCTGGTGGAAAATACCAGCTGGACATACGGGATATGTTCATGGCTTTTGGGGGAACGTAACCGCTGTAGCTACGTCTGCTGGTGGAGCATACTTTGCTCTTCAGATTGCTCGACATGGGCTTCAGGGTGTAGCTAGTTCAGAAACTTGGGATACTGTAGCGGAAATGTATGTGTCTGAACCAGACAATGACATTGCTACAACTTCACAAGTAGTACCGGGATTCTTTTCATTTCCTGGTAATGTACCTTTTGTTTGTCCAGCTAAATCTATTGTACGTTTAGCTGCTAAATCTGCAAGTGGGTCTACAGCCTGTACTGGTGGATTTAATATTATGATACAAGGTAGTGGTAGTGGAACTACTGTTACTGAGAGTTAATCTAGGAGGAGTCTAAGGAAACTTAGGCTCCTTGCTTTTTATTTGAGGATACAATGACTGATACAAGTAGAACCGTAAGTGCTTTAGTTACTAACTTGTTTCAAGATGGTCAAGCAGCTGGTTCTATTACACCTCAGGACTTGCGTGATCTTATTGAGACTTGTCAGGTTAAACAAGGAAGCATATATTTAAGCACAGCTGGATCAACAACGATTTCAGGACAAGCAAATGTAACTCCTACTTCTTTAACCAACATGGTTGAAGTGACTACAGGTGGTACGTTTACTTTAAGCACAGCTCCTACTGCTAATGAATTTGATATGAATGCAGATGGACGTTTAAGATATACTGGCACACCTACCACTAATGTTAAATTTGATTGTAGTGCTATGATAGAAATTAATACTTCTGCTCATAGTAAAGAACTAGTAGTAGCAGTAACTAAGAATGGTACTATAGTTGCAGGAGCTAAGATGGGTGGGTTTGGTGCTTCTGTTACTGTTAACTCTGTACCTATAGCCGTCTCAGGATTTGCTTCAATGGCAACTAATGATTACCTAAGTGTATTCATTGGTAACGTAGACTCTACTGATAATATTACTTGTCGTATGTGTCAACTAACAGCTCACAGTCTGGTAACTTAAAATGGCTTTTATATCTTTAACACCTATGACAGAGCTTGAAGCTGTTAATATACTTCTGGCTGCTATAGGTGAAGCTGCTGTATCTAGTTTGGAAACAGCTACTACAGTAGAAGTAACTCAAGCTAAGAAATTACTTTCTAATGTAAACAGAGCAGCTCAACAAAAGGGATGGCATTTTAATACAGAGTGGGATGTAGTATTAACTAGAGATAGTGACAATAGGATTCCCCTTAGTCAGTCTATTCTGTCTGTGTATCAACCGGGACAGCTAATGAGTATTAGAGGTATGTCTGGTGATATGTATGCTTAGGACTTAGACAATAATACTTTTACTT